GTTGTTCCGTTATTCCTTCGGGTTAAATGCGGGGCTGATGTCACGAACCTCGCTTGTCGTCGCATCTACGTACAACTGCGCATCAATGTTGCCGAAGATATACTGAGGATTGCAGTCGTATGGACCGAGTTCCTTCCGCAAGGTGCAGTTCTTGGAATGCGGCTTGACGTAGTTGGATTCCATCATGCGCTCGAAGGCCTGCCGATAAGTAAATTTAATCTCAGCCGTCTCGAGTTCATAATCCTCGACCCAGAAGCCTGCCACTTCTTTGACGTGCATAACATCCGCAGTGTGCGATATAAGCACCACCTTCGGGTTGTTGGGGTCGGTCTGTACTTGGAACACGTTGGTCAGACCAGCCACAGTGCCGTCGCAGTCGCCGTCAAGATAATCGTTGAGTATCATTTGACACTCAAACCATTTGTAAACGCTCCCATAGTGCTTGCACATATAGGCACGGTCACTCTTGATGGTCTGCTCAACCATTGTCTCCATCTGCTTCTTCTCCTTGTTGCATGAGTTGCAAGAGGTGGCGCCGAGCAGAAGTACGGCGGCCATCATAAACATCAGAAATCTTTTCATTTTTTTGAGGTTTTTGGTGAATAATAATATTTGTTAATCCTTTGCAAACCAGATATTAAGCATATCCTTTATAAAGGTAATTTTGCCGCTACCGTGCAGCGTTCCCATTATGTTGCCGTTCTCGTAGAAAGCAACGACAGGGAACCCATCAATATGGCGGCGTTCCGCAATCGCCTTTTCCGTGGTGAAACCGAAGGCGATGAGTGGATAATCCTTCTCTATGCTCTCTATGACAGTTTCCACGATTGAGCAGTGTATGCAGTCCTTCTTGCCAAAGACGACAACTGCCTTGTGGTTTCCGTTCAAGAACTCTTTGAGTTCGGTTTCGGTAGTGATGGTCTTACTCATTTGCGTTTGTATTGTTTGTTGTGGTATATTTTGCTTCCAGTTGTTTTGTCTTTTCTGTCTGCTCAAGCGTCTTCTCGAACGCCTCGTCAGCCTCCTTGTTGATACGTTCAACCTCGTCGGGGCGACTGACAGTGTTCATCTCCGTTGCCGTAGTCTGTGAAAGAATGCCAGCCTTCTTCATTGTGGCAAGCATTTGATTCCACTCTGCCTCTGAATACGGCTGCCAGATGTCGAATTGAGCGTTGATGTTGAGTTTTTCGAAACGTGGTACGGCGTTGTCAAGTATTCTTTTATTCCGAAGTTCCATAGCGAGTCCGTGCTTGAACAGACGTACCATCTTGTCGGCGACATTCTGCCACTCTACAATACCGTTCTTCGCCGTCTGTATGTCGAGGCTCTGCGTCATCTGTACGGCAACACCGCTTGTGTCGCTCGAGGTATGGATGTCCTTTGGAAGTATGAAGGTCGTGCCGCTACCAATCTGAATACGGTCGAAGATGCTTTCCAAAGTGGCAATCATATTCTGTGGCGACGGCGGTTCGAGGAACTTGGCGTCACCCTTGCCCTCGATGCTTACATCATTCAGCACGATGTTTCCGGCAATCTTCTGCGCCTTCGGGTCAATACGTCCCTTGACGTACAGCATTCCCCAGCCCCATTTTTTCTGCAAGACTTGGAAGATGTTGTACAGCGTCTCGTAACTGTCGCAGAGGGACTGAACGCCCTCCCACGCAACGTTCGTGCGCTTGGTGATAAGCGGAATCTCGTTGAAGCCGTGGACAGACCGCGTTAGCGTCCACTCGCCATTCTCGCCCAACTCATAGCGGTACATATAAGTGTCGTCCCAACTGTCTATGTACTCTTTATTGTCGACGGTGTAGTAGACACTTTCCATAAGACGGTCGCCGTTTTCGTCGTTGTGCGAGCAGATGACATAGCCGTCCGCATAGGAAATCAACCGTGAACGTATCTCGCCACGGCGGTCAATGTAGAAGAGAAGTCCAGCGTCGCCGTAGGACTTTGCTGTGGCGACCATCTTGACCTTCATGCCGTCTTGGTTGCGCAAGTCCCAATAATGCTTGAATGTAACAAAATCCGCCTGCATCTCGTCAGTCGGCTTCTTGTCAGACAGCGTGAACTTCATCGGCATACTCGCCATGTGCAGCGTCTGCTTCTCCATGATGGAACGCTGGAACGGTATCGCCGTCTTCGTGAACTGACGGTCTTGGAAACTGCCGTCGTTGAACTTCACACATATAGACGGTATGTTATCGTCAAACAATACCGTGTGCATATTCGGGTCAAGTTCAGCAATGTACTGGTCTTGGCTAATTACGTTACGCTTCACTTTCGGAAGCCTTGCTCTAACACGACCACCGGCGTACACTCCGGGGAAATCGCTTTCCATTGAACTCATGTCAGCGCCTCTTGTGAACGGTTTCCGCTCCAGCAACCGCTCGGGGTCGGCAAGCAAATAGTTTATCTGTGTCTGTGTGTCCATTTTACTGTGGTTTTTCTATAAGGTTGTACATTTCCATTAAATCCTCTTTGCTTGGGAGGTAACACTCGCAATGGTATTTCTCGCAAATATGGTTATATTTTTTCTCAACGACTATAAGTCTGTCTTTCTCTGCCGCCTCTACCTTGAACTTATCATTGAGTTTTGTGCGGATACTCTCCATACGAGCGTAGCCGTCTTTTCTCTCGATAATGCCGCTGTCCATATCCTCTTGGATGTCCTTCAGCATCTTCTCCATGGCGTGTTTGTTTTCGGCGAATGTAATGCCGCCTGTTTCGGCGTCAGTGCTGAAACTCTTGATATAGCCTTGCTCCGTCAGATAGGTTTCGAGTTTGCTGCGCATATCGTCGGTTACATACTCGTCGAAACCGTCGCTACCGAATAAGCATTGGTAGGCCGTCTTGCTGTCGGAGAACATCTTTGATAGCAATGTGAAAGCGATGTCCCTCACGCGGACGACCTCTCCGTCTTCTTTGAAATGTTCTACCGTCTCTTTGATTTGTTCGTTGTCCATATTGTTTAATACCAGATTGTTTCGTCATAAATATCCACTCTGCCGCCATTCTCCTCATCGTCCTTGTACTGTTCGTACTCCATGCGGCTGTTCTCCAACTCGTAACCGTCGGGCGAATTTAGCAATGGGTACATTCTCATACCAAAAGGGTCCATCAGGTCCATTGAACGACCGCGACCGAGCATTTTATTCATTTCTTTTTTTGTGAGTAGGCGTTTTTTTCCATTCGGTGCGTCCGCCCACCGTATAACCCTCGCCTCCTCTATAAACTCATTCTGCACCGTTATGTCAGACTTTGTTTTCTCTGCCACGTTGACATATCTCCGACTTGCCACATCGTCCGAAACGGATATGCCGTTATTCTTTATAAGCCAAACGAGTTTGCCGTAACAGCAGTCTTTGAGTTTGACATATTGCAAGGCGTTCACACCAATAGGGGCGCGGTATGATTCAAACGGCACTGCCTCTGGAATGTAATCATTTATATACCTGCCTCGTATGGCATCGTAAATGATATGTCTATATCCTATGTTGTGCTTGTTGGCCATCGACTTCATACGGTTGGCGTTTTCGGCGGGAGTTGTATATGGTGCAATGTCAATGTCTATAACGTGCAGTCCATTCCACACGACTTGCACGAAGTTGTTAGTGCCGCTGTCAGCAAGGTCTACCGTAATCCATTTATCGCCGTTCATCTGCGGGTCGTTAGTAAACACGCTGTTGGCCTCGTCAAAAGAGATAACCGTTCCCTCTTCGTCGCGGGAACTGACATTCCAGTTGCCAAGCAACATTTTTTCTGCCTCTGCGCCTCCTGACATGGCGATAGAGCCGAGATAGCCCTCGTTATTTTCGAGCATCTCCTTGTTCTCGCTCATTCGACCGAGATAGAAACAGAATGATTTGATTAGTGACGGCCATTTGTCGCGACCTTTCATAAAGCCATATACACGGTCGAGTTTCTTGTCTATGTCTGCCTTGCAGAGCATATAGACCTCCTCCTTACTGTCACCCCAAACCGTATCGGTGACATTTGGCCCCATCATATAGAAATATCTGACAACTCCGTCCCTCTCTTCCATGATGTATCCGTCATCCCCGACGTACCAATCAATGAAAGTGCGAATCCAACTCTCTCTCTCTGGGTTTGTCGATGCCCTACACTTGCCAGAGTATTTGGATTTACCCCTGTTTCGCGTAAGGATAGTCTTGAATGCGTCCCAAGTAAAGCCCGTAAGTTCGTCATAGATAATCGTGTCATACTGGCGCCCCTTAAAACGTCTAAGAAGTGCCTCAATTGATTGGTCAGCAGCGTGGGTCACGTCGCAGTATGCCCCACTTGGAAACATAACACGTGGCATGTCCGCAGTGCGAATTTGGATTGAGTTCCCATATACTTCGTGGAATGTATCAAGTATCGACCCTCCTGCCTTAATATCATCTAAGTTATTGCGCAAGAATAATCCACGCCAATTCGGGTCGAGGGATTCTTCTGCGATAGATAGCACTTCACCGTAAGTTTTGCCGGAACCCAACGAGGAACCACCAAAACATACGTCTACGCTTGTCCTTACAAAGGACCTCTGAAACCCCGGATGTGGGGATACTATTTGCATATTTCCTGCCATATATTCGACTGCAAAAGTACGAACTTTTTCTGACGTGGCAAAATTTACTTAAAGAATAGGTTTATATTTTCGTGTTTTCAACGTTATAAATCAGCGCTTTTGGTATCCGAGTTAAAGTAAAACTTGAACTAATTGTTAAAGCGTAACTTTAATGGACAGAATATCTTACGTTGAAAATCAACAATATGTATTAAAAAAAATTTTGCAGAAATAAAAAAAGTGTTTATTTTTGCGGTCGAAAAATAAATTTTCAAAAACAAACAAATATGAAGTTTACCAAGGAACAGGCGGTTGAAGAAATCACCGCCAAAATCACCGACAAGGACAAAGACCTTGACCTTGCCCGCACCGTGAAGGAGTGTGTAGAAAACGCGCTCAAAATGGTCGGTGAGAACGAGGAGATGGAGTTGGACGCTTTCGTGTCGTTTGTGCAGCCTTTCGTGGCCACTGCCGCAGGTCTTGCACACAAAAACGCGGCCACCGCTACGAAAACGCTGCAAGAGAAGATTGCAGAGTTGGAGAAGAAAGACCCTGCTAAACCCGACCCGAAAGCCGACCCGAAACCCAACGAAAGCGAGGAGATGAAATCCCTGCGAGAGCGTCTCGAAGCCCTCGAGAAGGACAAGGAGGCGAATGCGAAGGCGGCGAAAATCGCCGAAAAGAGAAAAGACATCTCCGCGAAAATCAAGGAACTCGGCGTGACGGACGAGAAGTGGATTGAACAGTTGCTCGGCGTGGTTGCCATCGATGAAGACACCGATGTCGAGCAGAAGTCGAAAGACTATGTGGCAATCTACAATATGTCGCACACGTCAACGTCAATCACCCCAAAAACGCCCGGCAGTGTCAATACCGACAAAATTGACCTCACGGGTCTCGACGACGCCCTCAAACAAATCCGAGGTGACTTCGGTCAAAAGAAAGAAAATAAAAATTAAAAATCACAGAAACAATGGTAACAAGCGTTGATTACGGCTATTTCCGCGGTAGAGTGTTTGTCCAGAAACATGGCAACATTGGCGGTTATAAGTCCGTGTTTGTGAAACTCAAGGAGTTGCACAACGAACTCGTCTACCCGGCTTTCGGTGGCATCATCATGAACCCCTTCAAGGGTCGCGCCAAGTTCTTCGCAGGCGACCTGATGGAGTACCGCACCAACGACAAGGGTGTGCGCCCCGAAGTCTACATCCTCAAGACCTTCAAGGTCGTTTCCGCAAGCGGCACCACCGTGAACGTGCTTCGTGACGGCTATCTGCACAAGCCCTTCGTCGGCGACGTGCTGATGAAAGCCCCCAACGTTATCGGCGGTACTGGTACTGCTGCCACTGTGACCGCAGTCACCCCGACCACCGTCACCGTCAGCAACGTCACTTATGACGTGTACGCTCTCACGACTTCCACCGCCTTGACCCTCGCCAAGGATGACATCCTCGTCGAAGCAGAGGAGGCTGGCAGCAACAAACAGATGCTCGTCAAGAACATCAATGCCGTCGCCGATTGCGATGCCGACATGATGTTCGACGAGGTTGCCGATACCAGCAAGATTGGCACCGACGATGAGGACTATGTGGACGCCCGCTACCTCTACACCCCCGCTCTCGGCGGTCTGATGTACACCCACAAGATGTCCCCGATGCCCCAGTGCGTTCTGAACCTCAACCGTTCTAACGTCAACGGCTGGTTTAAGGTTAATTACTACGACATGGGTAGCGGTCCCGCCGCTTTTGCAGCCCTCGAAGCCCGTGTCGCTGCTTTGGAGGCTTAATAAGAAAGGAGTAACACATGGCAAAATTTGATTCAACCCAGTATGCTGCTCTTTGGTCGAAGGAAGGCCGCGCTATCCAGAGCCTCATCCTCAATGACCCGAACCGCATACCCCAGTATTACACATTCTGGCGTGAGAAGTTCACGGTTGACCCCGTGACCACCCCCACCGCGCCCGACGGTTCCGCTTCCTATATCTCCCGTATGCGCCGACTGGAGACTGGTGTCCTTATGGACATGCGTGCTCCTCTCGCCGACGGTACGCCCATGGAGAAGGGGAACGCCGCCCAGTACACGGGCATCATCCCCGACTTTATCGCCAAGACCTACCTCGAGACCGCTATGGAGCGCGAGTACAAGGAGCGTCTGTTCGAGCAGGTCGGTGAGGACAATGCCTCGCTCGCGGGCTACGTCGTCGACTTCCTGCAGAGCGCCGTCAACTCGGCTAACATGACCCTGTCGCACATGGCCGCCCAGTTGCTTTCGACCGGTAAAGTCAACTACAAGCAGGGTGAGGGCATTCAGGCAGGCATCAGCAAGGCCGACATTCCCGACGAGAACTTCCTCAACGCTGGCGGCGTCGTGTGGAGCGACACCACCAACTTCAAGTTCCTCGATTGGGGTCGCGACCTCGTGAAACGCCTCAACGACAAGTACGGCGTCGACATGGCTTGGCAGGTCGAAATCCCGCGCGACATCTGGATTAACTACATCCTCAAGAACGCGCAGGTCATCGACCAGATTCGCTTCATCAACAACATCAACGGCATCCTACTGCCCTCGACCGCACAGATGACCGAGGATATGGCCATGAACGCCATACGTCGTTGGGAGGGTATGCCCACCATCGTCATCGTCGAGGAGAAGCAGAAAGACATCACCAACGGTCTTGTCAGCGGTTGGGCTTCCAACATCGTGGTTGTGCGTCCCGCTGGTTTCGCTGGCGTTATCCGCCACACCACCAACCTCGACTCGATGCTGTCGAAGTATCAGAACAACCTCATCAGCGCCGTGTAT